TTGGCCCTCGGTACGCACTGGCACACGCGCTTGTTACCCAGTCAGCAGAACCATTGAACGAAATCTTTGGCCCCGTGGACGCGGAGAAATTCAGTACGTCTGTTCGGTTCATGGTAACTAGGTTGAAGGATCAAACGTGAGAGTGTATAACCTAAATATACCTGTACTGGAGTACCAATATGGACTTAAAAGAATTCCGAGCCACGCTCCTCCGGCTAGATCATCCGGAACAAATACTACAACTTGCTGACACGTATCTTACTCAGCAGCAAACGATGGGATCATCTTTCATCCTCCCCAAAGAACATGAGATCGTCAAACCCGTACTCGACTACTACACCGGCGATCTGGCTGGTTGGGTCAAGTTCGTCAAAGGAGTGCGTGACCGACTCCCGGTTGATGGTCGTAAGTTCCACGCAGGGGTACATGAGTTCTATCGGAAGCTGGAGATCAGACATGTTCAAATGGAACGCAGATCAAGACTTGATGCTGCGCTTGAAGTCTCGCTGCGCAAGAAGCTGATACCCAACACGTACGAGGACAAGATGCGCTACACCAGAAGGTGCACCCAAGTGTGGAAGCAGCGAAAGGACAATCTGTTGAAGCTGCACACACCGAAGACCGGCCGCATCACAGTTGAAGAACGGGAAGAACTGTTGGATGAATTCTGGAAAATGATCGACACAGAAATACAAAACGGCGAGGTGCCAAAAGCATGAGAACGTGGTCATTCAGCAGCATGAACACCTACATAACGTGCCCCAAGCAGTACGAGTTAACGTACGTTAACCCTGTGATCCCTTACACGGAGACAGAAGCAACGATCTGGGGAACCCGCGTACATGAAGCGTTGGAGCACTACGGGCGGGATGGAGTTGAACTGAAAGACGAGTTCCTTCCGTACAAGAAGTACGTGGACAAGATACTGTCACTGCCCGGAGAGAAACTTTTTGAACAGAAGTTTGCGTTTACACGTAACCTAGAATACACTGATTTTGATGCCGCTAATGCTTGGTGCAGAGGCATCATTGATGTGGCAATAGTTGATGGCGACCGCGCTATAGCAGCCGACTACAAGACCGGAAAAGTACGACCGGACTCTGACCAGTTGAAGCTATTTGCGGCGTTCATCATGCAGAAGCATCCGGAAGTGAAGTCAGTCAGGACGGTGTATCTGTGGGTGAAGTTCGGTAAGACAACGACCGAGACTTATACCCGATCAGACTTGCCGGCTATCTGGCAGCACTTCATGGCAAAAGCAGCGCGGTTGGAAAAATCGTATGAGAGTAACCGGTGGGTAGCAAAACCATCGGGGTTGTGCCGAGGCTGGTGCGGGGCTGGGGGGCATTGTGTCCACTGGTCGCCACGCACCTGATTACAGGTAACTACATAGCTAATAATAGGGATTGACAAAAACATGAATACCACTCCGCTGTCGCACCTAACAGATGAGGAACTGTCCGCTCATATCTCCAACAAGGAGAACCCAACGGATGAAGAAATCGAAGCCATGCTGCGCCTTGATCGCTTGCTGGATGTGAAGCACGATTTTGAGTGCGAGTTCGATTTGTTAATAACGAGAAGCAAAGAACTGAAGCCCGCAACACAGGCGACAGTGGCAACACGCCGTAAACAAACGGAGATGTTCAATGGCCTTAACGCCGGAAGGTAGAGTCAAAGAGAAGGTCAAAAAGGTACTCACGACTCATAACGTCTGGTACTTCATGCCGGTGAGCAACGGGTTTGGCAAGCACGGCATACCTGATTTTGTGTGCTGCGTGAATGGCCTGTTCTTCACGGTCGAAACGAAACGCCCCGGCGGCAAGCCAACTGCACTACAGGAGGTTCAGATGCGCGATATAGGTAAGGCCGGTGGCCGACCGTTCGTCGTTGACGGAGATACATCGACCTTGGAGTTGTGGCTGAAAGAGGTGACATCGTGATTGAGTACGAAGACCTTGAAATCGGGGAAGACTATTTCCACCACGAACATGGAAGGGTCACATTGGTTGGCCCACATCCGTGGGATGGCTGCTGCTTGGTGATCGTGTTCGTGAAAGAAGACGAGTTCTGCTACGCCGACTGCGAACGCCACGATCTTGATGAACTGTTAGTTGCGGAGGAAACGGAGTGATTGAGGTAGACGCAATAACGCAACTAATCAAGCACCGGTCACACATGCACGCGTCACTGTCGGCTTATGGTTCTATGGGGTTTGATGAACCCGCCATCTATGCCCACGTTACAGCGGCGCTACAGATGTGTGTGGGCGTACCCTCTTTTAATACTGGGGTAGCAGATGTAGGCAACACCTACGCCCCTCGCGCAGCGTTAACCCGTACAGGTTTTGCGCTGCCCTTTGATGCGTTTAGCATTGTCGAACGTGATGCGGATCGCACATTCGTAGTAGTCGTTACCCGAGATTGCTCCCGCGCAGGGGAAGACGAACTAGACGCAGTGTACGTAACAGCGTTTGCGGCTCAAGCTAACCGAAACAACTGGGTACTAACGGGCCCCCCCGCAAGGATAGTTCTGATTGACGTTGCAGAGGATTATCAGGCGGCTTACAACATTGGGTGGATTGGTACAGCGGGGCTTGACGCGGACAAGGTGTTATCCGCGCTCACTAAATCATCAGGGGCTACAGCAGAACGCCTAACCGAAGCGACCGTATCGTTACTATGCGATAACTTGGCGAAGATCAACACGCCAAATACCGCGTGTGCATTCAAACCCCAGACTGAGAAGCACTCACTGATAAAAGTCGCAAGCAGCAAGAAACCCTTGTGGGAGTACCGTGTAGTAGAGATCAACGCCGTTCGCGCCATACCCTTACCACATAAAGGTGGCACCCACGCAACTCCTAGGTGGCACCAAGTACGGGGCTTCTGGCGTACGAGCAAGAAGGGGGTTAAGCACTTCGTACACTCGTTTTCTCGCGGGGATAGGTCTATTGGCACGGTTGAACATGATTACGAGTTAGCATAAGGAGGAAACGGAATGAGCAACATGTTAGACATGCACAACATGATTCAGCATGAGTTGAAAGACATGGTCAACAACCCGCCCCACTACAAGCGGTATCCGGTGGAGTGTATTCAGATCACGGAGCACATGAACTTCTGCTTGGGCAACGCGGTCAAGTACGTTTACAGAGCCGGAGACAAGGGCGATGCCGTTACCGACCTGCAAAAAGCGATCTGGTATATCAACCGTGAGATAGAAAGGATTCAAAATGCCAAAAAGTAGCCCCCAAGAACTGAAAACGAAAGCCGCCTACAATAAGCGACCGGACGTGCAGGACAAACGCGTAGAGCAGAACCGCGCGCGGCGGCACGCCATTGCAGAAGGTAAAGCATCAAAAGGTGACGGTACGAATGTCGATCACAAGAAACCGCTTGACCGTGGTGGTTCCGGTGCCGACTCCAATACCCGTGTAGTCTCCGAGAAATTCAACAAAGGTTGGCGCGGCCGTGATCCGGGCGCATACGGAAAGAACAAATAATGCTCATCAGCAAGCGCAATAAAGCTCTCGTCATGAGGCTGCGCGACCCGAATCGGGTGACTTCGGTTATCCCTTCGGCAAAGACGTTTGAGCACAACGGCAAGCAGTTTGTGGCAGTCAAGCATGGGCCGGAGGAAACCAAGGTGCTGCGCAACATAGGCATCGACGCCCCCTCCCCTATCCTTCACCACTACGACTGGCCGGGGCAGTTCAAACCGTTTGATGCGCAGGTAGAGGCCGCAGCGTTCATGAGCCTTGAGCATAGGGCGTTCAACCTGAGTGACTTGGGTACAGGCAAAACCTTGGCTACTCTTTGGGCGTATGACTATTTACGATCAGTCGGACTGGTAAAGAAGGCGCTGGTTGTCACTCCGTTATCCACCCTTGAACGCACATGGGCAGACGAAGTGTTCAAGCACTTCCCACACCTAGAAACTGCGGTGCTGTATGGCAGCAGGGACAAGCGACTCAAGCTACTGGAAGAAGATGTTGACCTGTACTTCATCAACCACCACGGCATCAAGCTCTCCGGTTTTGCAGACGCACTGAAACTACGAGCCGACATCGACTTGATCATCATCGACGAGATTGCTCAGGTGGGGCGTAACGCCGGCACGGATCGGTACCGTACTCTGCTCGACATCTGTAATCGCCAGACTTCAAGAAAGGTATGGGGGCTGACCGGTACGCCGACTCCAAACACACCGACCGATGCGTGGGCGCAGTGCCGACTATTAGTGCCGGAGCGGGTGCCGCCTTACTTCAACAAGTTCAAGAATCTGGTGATGCGGCAGATCAATCAGTTCTTGTGGGTGCCACGACCGGAAGCCCTTGATGTGGTGCATGAGGCGATGCAGCCGGCGATACGGTTCAAGCGCGATGAGTGCGTTGATCTGCCGCCCTGCATGTACGAGATGCGGTACGCCCCGCTGACCTCGGAGCAAAGCCAAGCCTACAAGGACATGCTCACCAAGCTGCGTATCGAAGCAGCACAGGGCGAGATCACTGCGGTCAACGAAGCGGTAAAAGCGCAGAAGTTGATACAGGTGGCCTGTGGTGTGGTCTATGACGGAGACGGTAACGAAGTCAACTTCGCCGCTGGCCCGCGCATGGATGTAGGGCTTGAGATCGTTGAGCAAGCCGGAGCCAAGGTGATTGTGTTCGTGCCCTTCCGCTCAGTGATCCAGAAGGTTGTGGACATGCTGAACAAGAACGGCTATACGACAGGTGTGATCCACGGTGGAGTCAGCAAGAATGAGCGGGACAAGACATTCGCTGCGTTCATGAAATCGCACAACCCCCGAGTGCTGGTCGCCCAACCTGCGGCTATGTCACACGGACTCACACTGACCGAAGCCAACACGATTGTCTGGTACGCACCCATCAGCAGCAACGAGACGTTTGAGCAAGCCAATGCCCGTATAACCAGACCGGGGCAGAAGCACAGCCAGTTGATAGTCATGATCGAAGGTACGCCGATGGAGCAGAAGTATTACGCTCGGCTCAAGGACAAGCAGCGCGTCCAAGGGTTGTTGCTGGATATGGTGCAGGCGTCACGAATTTCTTCTTGACTCCCAGTAAACTTAAACTATACTTGCTTACATGATTGCTATTCGGATTGGTGCCGTAGCCGCGAAGACCGGTTTGGCACGTAAGACTATTGAGAAGTGGGTCGCAGCCGACCGCTTCCCGAAACCGTTTCGCCTCTCACCCAAGGTATCTGTATGGGATGAGGTGGACATTGATAACTGGCTGCTATCGAAAAAGAAGGAGGCTAACTGTGGAAGCCGTTGCTGAAAAACCCAAAGTATCAGACCAACCCACCGATGAGTTGGTTAAGTTGTACGTGGCCATCCGCGATCAGCTTGCGGTGGATACCAAGGCGTATGAAACCCGCAAGGCGTCATTGAAGGGAAAGCTGGAGAAGCTCGCCGGCATCCTCCTGTTTAGGTTCAAGGAAGCGGGGGTTGAAAGCTCGCGTACCAAGTTCGGTACAGCGTTCAAAGAGATAGTCACTAGCGCGTCAGTAGGTGACGCCGACACGTTCTTTGACTTCGTGTTTAGTAGCAAAGGTGGCCGCGAGTTCCTGCAAGCGCGGGTCAGTAAGGAAGCAGTAAAGCAGTACATAGCGGAGCATGGTGACCTTCCGCCCGGCATTAACTGGTACACCGAAGAAACAATCAAAGTTCGTCGTGCATAATCGTAAAAGGAGATTTTAATGTCTGCACTTATCCCGTTTGACTTCAGCAACCTTCCCGCCCACATCGCCGCTGACAAGGCAGAGGGTAACGAGTTTGGTTTCTCCAACTCCGGCCCCGCCATTGACGTGCTTGGCATCAAGGGCAAATCGTTCACCCACATCAGCAATGGTGTGAAGAAGGTGCTCATGAAACCCGGTGTTGATGACGAGCCGGCAATGGCTATCGAAGCAGTCATCCTCGACCACGCCCCTAAAGGTGGCCTGTATCAAAAGACGTTCTACGCCTCCGGTTACGTGGAAGGTAGCAACGCCAAGCCCGACTGCCACTCTGTTGATGGAGTGTCCCCTGCCGCTGACGTGCAGGACAAACAGTCGAGTAAGTGGGGCCTGTGTCAGGAGAACGCGAAGGGCTCCGATTCAACCACAGACAAGCCCGCACCCCAAACAGCCACCTCGCCCCAAGGACGCAAAAAGGAGAGGCGAGTAACTAAGGCTGACGCCGAAGGTCTTGGATAAAAGAGAGTCTAGGAACCGGCAAGG